GCCCCTGGTTGTTGAAGGCGTACCAGAGGATGAGGAAGCGGGCTTGCCCTGGTGTGAATCGCCAGGGTTCACTGTCATCGTTGAGGAGGCCGGGCTCGTCGGTGCGCCATTCGGCCCAGTCGATGACCGCGGGGCCTAGGGAGTGAGCGATGAGGTCGAGTTTCTCGGTTTTGGTGGTGGGCCACGGAAGCGTGCACCAGGCCCCCTTGTCACCGAGGTAGTAGCCGGGCGGCATGGTGAGGTCAGAGATTAGCGAAGCGGTCATGGGCGTCGATCACCACCCCATCGTCCTCAGGCTTGGATTGTTCAATATCGCCGATTTCCCATTGGAGGCGTTTCATGGCCATGGGCGAGAGCCCCAACCGGTCTTCGATTTGGCGAAGCTCCGCCATAGCGCTGGCGTTGACCACGCTATGGTCGAGTTCGTCCTGAATGGCGTTCCGTAGGATAAGGTAGCGGGCGACTAAAAATTCGTCATGGTTTCGTTCCCACATGACTGCTTGGGGTCGTCGCCAGAGTTCCGCCCAACCGCGTTGCACTCGGCCGGGCAGTGGCCATCGGGGTGCGCGCCCCTTCCGTCCATCGGCGGGGAGCGTCACCCAGTCGGGCCTGGCGTTGCGGCGGCGGGCGTTCTTTTTCGGGGGTGGTCCGGGCACGGTCGGCACCCCCTTTCACATTCTTAGGTTTTCCTAACCTTTCCTTTAGGTTGGCTTTGGGAACCCGTACAGGCCGGCAGGCCCTTTGCCCTCCGCGGCCCGAGGGCCGCCTCGGGGGGTATCCCCCCTACCCCCGGTCGGTATCAAACCTGCTAGTGTGGGGAATATCACAAAACGAAGGGGTGGGGGGTCGCTTCACTCTCGCTACCCTGGCAGCGCGCCCCGCCAGGGCTTCACGCTGCGTTTTGGCCTTATGGCATGGGACACAAAGGGCTTGGAGGTTGCCGGGCTCGTCGTATCCGGGGCCGCGGGTGTTGTCGATGTGGTCTACTTCGGCGGCTGGGCTACCACATTGTTGGCATGTGTAGCCGTCTCGGGTGAGGATTTTCTTGCGGATATGAGTTTTCACGTGGGTAGGGGCGCCGTTTCGCCATGCTGCCATATGGATTCCCTCCCTGAAGGTCAGAAAGTAGGAGGAGTGGAGCGGCAATCCCCTGCCCCACGAGTCATCCGGGGTGAGGAGCCATCAAAACGCCCCGGGGCGACGCAAGCCCTAAACCCTCCACCGGTTTTTCTGCAGGCTGCGTCGTCGCGTCGATTATATCACCTGCTGTGACAGCAGGCAAAGGCATATTTTTCAGGTGCCCTAGCACCTCACCAAGCCGATAGCACGCGATGCGATCAGCGCTTAAGCGAGTGTCAATGTGTCCACGCTCAGCCCACTTGCGCAGCAGCGCACGGCTAACCGTATACCCTTCAGCATGGGCAGCATGGATGATAGTGCGCCACGTCAACCATGGCTCGCAGGCATCGCACACCATGGGCTGCCCGGCGCGGAGGAATTCCAGGAGTCTGGATTCTTGGTAGCAGAGTTCGGCGTGGATGTCGGGGGCGAAGTCTAGGTCAGCGATGAGTCCAGCATTGAAGGTGAGGAAGCCTAGGAGTTGGTGGGCGTCGCAGGTGAGGATGCGGCTTGGTTGGGTGTGGTTGGCGATGTCTCGGGCAACCTCGAAGAGCCTAAGGGTGAGGTCGATGTCTAAGGTGGTGGCGGCCCCGCCTGGGGCGCAGGGGTGGGCCCCGGGTTTCCTACCCCCCTGGGGGTTCGTTATACGGGTGGGGGTGGGGTACTTGGCGGCCTCTAGTTCTACCCAGAGGCCCTGTAGGCCCCGTAGCGTGGCACGTAGGTCTGTCTCGGTGGTGGTGGCTGCACCCATGGTTTCCTCCCGTTCCCCAGCTGGTATGCGTGGGCTAATGGTAAAGCTGGGGCTTGGCCACTAGTGGCATTCACCGCACCCTGGGAGGCGAAGGGCGGGGGTGTGGTTACTTTGTGGGGCGTGAGGCGTGCCATCGTTTGATTTCGGCGGCGTCCCATAGGCGGGTGCGCTCTAGCTGGAATGCGGGTTGTGGGGCTTGGCCACGGGCAACATAGCTAGCGAAGGTGGCCTTAGCGACGCCAATGTGCTGGGTGATAGCCGTGACGGTCCAGTATTCTATTCCGCCATCAGTGATGGTTATTCGGTGTGGAATGTCTTTGGCAAGGGTGATATCAATCATCGTGGAGTCTTTCTATGGAAGCTGGGGTTCAACTTGAAAACCCCACTAGCCGAAGCTGGTGGGGCTGCTGGTTAGCGGCGCCAGCGGCCAGTGCAGGTGATGTACCCGAGTATCACAGCGGCAATGGCGAGTAGCGCAGCGGTGACGACACTTACGCTTTTGCTATATAGCGCGGTGGCGACCGCAGCGGTAAATGTAACTACCGATACGATGTACATGGGTCGCGCTTTCATGAGCTTTCCTCCTTCCTAGGGATTCACGTGGTAGGGTGGTGGGGTCTCCCCCGGGTGAGCTAAGTTGCTGTTAGCTCACCCGGGGGTTACCGTTGGCGCTTACCGCGACGGTAGCGTTTCCGCTTCCGATGCTTGCCTCCGGGTTTCCTGCCTTGCAAGTAGGTCAGGATGCCGGTGGCTACGGCAATCGCCGAGAGAGCCAGGCTAACCTTGTCGGTCATCTGGGGTCACCTCCCCTCCACTATTGAGTTTTCTGTAAACCGTTTGGCTTACACTCTTTATTATACAGCGTGGCGCTGTATCTTTCAAGTGGGGGTACCGGTTTCAAGGGTGATGCGAATGTGTTCTTTACCACATTGATTCGCCGGGGGTTCGTTCAACCATGAGTATCAGCCGCCACGCATCCACCCACCATTTCGTTCCAGCATCCGGGTCCTCTACCAAGCAACCACTTCCGCTGTAACTCATCAGGAGCACCTTGCACTGCCTGTCGAGATCGAAAAACCAAAAGTCGCCTATCATGTCGCCCCAGACATTCTGCGGGATAAGATTCAGTCGCACCCCGTAGATAGAACTGATATCCGAGTTCCCACATGTCAGAGGATCCTCATATTCGCTCGAATGCTGGATCAGATAGAGTGATTCACCAGATAAGAATGTTGGTAATTCTTCCTCCAGAGCGAGTGCTAAATCCGCTGCTTTTGCGTAGCGGACGCAATCAATTGTTAGGTCTAATACTGCAACTCCCCGCCATGATGGAGTAATCCTCTCTAGCAGTAAAACGGGAGTGCCAGAAGATATTTCAATACATGGCTGCCCCACCAAACACCCCCTAAACTCGATCGGCACTGCACCAAGAGCCAACCCACGGTACGGCTCTAACTCTGCAGGCATAGGCGGGTAAAGATCATACAGGCTCATGATGGCTCCTTAGCGTCACTTAGTTGGCCCTATTTTATGGCGGGGATTATTTTTCTTGGTCTGCGTAGAGCGGGTAATTGTCTAGAGTGTCGTTACCGCTGCGGTGCTCTCGCACATAACAATGCTGCGGCGTGGTAGCCGCCCTGTTTCTTCTTCGAAGACTGTTTTCAGGTTGGCGTCAGCAATCTGGCAGGCGATAGGGTCGATTTCGATCATCCGTAGGCGGTAGTGATAGAGGTCATCGAGTTCATCCGGTGTGAGCCCAGACAGTTGCATTATTCTGGCGCAGTAGATGCCAGTGCCGCCGAAGGGGTCGAGGATTTCTACCCGTGGGTCAGCTAGTGTGGTGCCTTGGGCGGCAAGGGAGTCTTTCAGCGCTCTGACTTGAAAATCTACGATTTCTACGGGGGTGACCACCACTCCATCACGATGCGACCTGTCACTATTTTTCGCCGCGGTATACTCCTGGTAGGCAGTAGCAAGCACAGTTTGCCAGATGGCTTTAGGATCAGGGCTGGGGTTCAACTCGAAAACCTCCTGATCCCATTGGTTTATGGAAAACCGTAAAAGACGTAGCATTGTTTTTGCCGTGGCGGGTGCCATACAGGGGCGGGTATGGGGATAGTGCCAGTACCTCCCGGAGCGGGATGTGGATTTGATTCCATTTGAGAGTGAGCGTGCCACCCGGGGCAAGCACCCGGAAACACTCAGCAAAGCACCGGCGCAAATCCTCCCGCCACGTGGTCATGAGAACCCCATACTTCTGGCACATCCACCCAGTCGCCCCGGCGCGCTGGAGGTGGGGTGGGTCTAGGTTGATGAGGTGGAATGTGTTGTCGCGGAAGGGTAGGGCGCGGTAGTCGCACTGGATGTTTGGGCTGATGGTGATTTGGCGGCCGTCTGATAGTTGGTGGTGGGTTGCTCGTTGGTCGGCGTAGATCACGCCGGGGTGGTGTTTGTTGTGCCACATGAGTCGGGCGCCGCAGGTGACGTCGAGGATCATTTAATGAGCTTCCCTTCTCTGGTGTAGCCGGCACGCTGACGCCAGGCTTGCTTGGCGGGGGTGTCATCGTAGTCGGGGTCGGTCGTCCATTCGAGATAGTCCTCGAAGGTGATGCCTTCGTCAGATATGCACCGCCATTCACCCACGTAGTTCCATACTTCAGGGAAGGCCATGTCGCAAGCTAAGCAGCTTTTCAGTTCATAAAGGCCATCGCAGTTTACATATTTTTCCCAGCAGTATTCCTCACCAGGGTTGATTACCGCCCCGCACGCATAGCACTCGTGTGGTTTCCTAGCGCGCCGGGTTTTTTCGTCTAACAGCGTACACATTATTGTTTTTCCTTATAGATTCGTAGGAACACGCCGGTGATAGCTGGCCCGTTGCTGTCGGCTTCGGCGTAGCGTTTACGGGCGTGCCATGTGGTGATTCGGGAGTCGTTTTTGAGCACACCGGCCCCTTCTAGGGCGTCCCCTAGCGCCCGGCATAGTTTGTCGAGGTCGTACGAGGATTTGGACGTGGGGAGTGCGCTGCGGACGCTTTTAGGGCGGGGTAGGCAGAAAACCGCTTGCACCAGCACCGCTTCGTCGATGGGTTCTTTCAGTTGGCGGCTGCGGTAGGCGGCTAGTTGGAGTTGTGCGGATTGCCGCCACACCCGGGTGCCGGGGTTGTCTTCGATGACACGCCCGCCACCCACGTAGCGTTTAGACCCTTGGGGTTTGGGGTCACCAGCAATGTGGGCGATGAACACCGGCTCGGGCTGGGCACCCAAATATTGGCCGAACAAACTTTCGATTTCGGTGTCGGTGGCGTCCGGTAAAAGCCGCTCCCGAATGGCGTCGAAGAATGGGTCGCGGCTCATGATGCCACCCCCACTGCCACAAGCTCGCCTGAACGCTCTTCTGCCGGGTTTGGATCATGGTTTTGGGTATCGGTGTGGGTGTTGGGGGTTTCGGCCTTCTGCGGGGCTTCTGGGGCGGTTTCTTGGGCAGTTTGACGCCCCAGGATGATGTCTAGTTTCTCGCGTAAGTGTGCGGGCATACCCCGCCCTACCGGCCGGGACTGGGTTTCTGCTTTCGGTTTGGGCAGCTCACCAGTATGGTCACAGTGCGCCACACCCGTCGTTTCACCTGCGGCGTTCTTGACAGCCACGTAGCCAAGCTCATCGCACAGAGAACAGGCGTGGATAGCTGCTAGATGAGCCTGTTTCTCCGCATCAGCGCGCTGCTCGAACCACTGCCGGGCCCGCATGCAGTTACGGCACGGCGGCACCTCTTCCCGCGGCAGGTAGGCGTGTTTCCGGCACCGCGGGTCGTCAGGACTTGACCACTCCGCAGGCGTGCCGATCACCTGGTACGCCCGGACGGCAGCCACCACAGCCTGATCCTTCGTGGTCGTGGTTTTCTCACTGGTGGGGTTGAGGCAGGCCGGCACCCGCCCATCAGCACGATCTGTCTCTGACGCCTGGGCGGTCTGGTGGCCGGCGAGGTCGGGCAGCCCAGCCCACGGATCATCAAGAACCGGGGCAGGCACGGGCTCAGGATCAACCACCACCGGCTGTGGGGCACCCACCGGCTTCGGCTCTTGAGACTCCGATGCGGCAGGGTGGCCGACTGCGGTAGCAGGCGCCACCCCATCGGGGGTCAACCCAATTTCGATTTGAGAAGAGGGGGAGGGGGCGTCGGGCACGGGACAAAGCGCAACAGGGGCCGCTACCGTGGCGCGGGATTTCTTTCCCTCTTCTCTCTCTTCTTTTATCTTTACTTGTACTTCTTCTTGTACTAGGGTCAGTGCGATTTTTCCACGGACGTCCGTGGGGTGTCCACGCCGGACATTTTCTGGTTTCCGCTGGTTGGCGCGTTTTTGACTGCGAGATTTGCGCTTTAAATCGCGTTCTTTTTGGCGCCGTTTTTCAACCTCTTTTCGAGGCAAATTGTAGTCAAACCAGTCATGAAACAGATACGTTTTCTGCCCATTTTCGACGCTTTCCTCCCACAGACCACTCTCAACAAGGTCGGAAATTTGCTTCAGCGTGCCGCCGAAATTACGAACCATTTTTAAAGGGATCACACCATCCGTGAGATAGCCCTTACACCAGGCTGCACATTTGAGCCACAATCCCGTAGCCGCATTTGATACGTCCAGAAATTTAGGGTTGGCGTAAAAATCAACCTCGATAGGCACATATGTCATTTTCTTCTCCTTTTAGGCGGTGGCAGCTTGCTAGCTTTTGCTAACAACGCGCTGGAAGCTGGGGGTTTAGTGGTTTGTGGTTAGCGGATTTCGGTCGCTTAAATAGTTTTACAGACTATCGCATCTTGTGTCAATACATTAACTCATATTGAAGTGACTAAATAATTCATATCGGATACATGCTTGAACACATAAGGTGTTGAACACATATTGTGCTGGCGATATGATCTACATATGGCGGAATCGAACATTTTCGGGCAAAACCTCGTCCAATTCAGGCAAAAAGCCGGCTGGTCGCAACTAGAAATGCGACGACGACTAGAAGCAAACGGACTCAAAATGCACATGACCGTGCTTCGGCGTATCGAAGCCGGAGAACGGGAACCGAGGCTGGTAGAGGCAATGAAAATAGCCGAAACACTGGGCATCCCCGTCGAACTGTTGACACTTGATGCCACGTCAAACAAGCACCTGGCAGCAGTAAGCGATAGTCTCGTAGCCTTCCAAGAAACCTCAAGGACGCTCAAACAAGCCTCAGAAGCACACAAACAGGCCAAAACCGAGCTTGGCGCCGCCATCAGCAAAGCCCGGCGCGCCGGGGTATCAGAACGGTTGCTTCTCGAAGCTACGGAGCTAGCTGGGCGACATGACCCTTTGTATACAGGGTAAGCGAAATAATCCGCAGATTAGAAAGTTTGTTCTACTTATTTTTGGTCGGGGTAATCGACGTGCTGGGGTTCAACTCCAAACCTCCTGATATGCTTGCTTTCCCCTTTCTTTTTATAGTTCTCTTGCTGGGGTTCAGCTCCAAAACCCCTGATATGTTTGCCATAGACCCAAAAAACAAGGCCTAAGCAAGCAATATCGGGGGATTTCGCTTTAAAAAACGCAGGCTAGCTAGGGGTTTCCCGGGTTTTCGTTTTTGTTCCGTTCTCTGGTTTTAAGGTTTTCCGTCTGTAGGAGGATCACTAGCGCCATTCGGGCTAGCTGGTAGAGGTTTTTCTGCGTGATTTTGCAAGTGTCATACTGACAGTCGTCACTGATGGTGATGGTGATATCGTCGGGTCCTTGATGGCTGATCTCGATAATGTATTTTGATCCTTCTCCTATCCCTGGCATGTCGGGGAGGAACGTCACCAGCACCCCATAGTCGTCGGGTTTGTCTAGGAGTTCAGGCTGGTTTCGCATCTCCTGGTAGTCGGTGTCGTCCAGTATGAGATCTATCCAGCGGGACACCACCCGTAGGTGTTTTTCATCCTTCTCATCTAGGAGGGTTGTTTCTTCCCGGAGATGTTTCAGGCTGTCTAGCATTTGCTGGGTTGAGGGGTGTGTCATTTCGTTGTTCCTTCTTCTTTGTCCCATTTCCAGTGGAATCCGGTGTCGTAGTCGTGGTGGCCGCCGCGGTGCCCGCTGCGCCTGGCGCAAATGTGTATTTGCTGGTGCGGGTGGTATCCGGTGGCTTCCAGCGCGCAGCAGCGGTTAGCCGCCTGGAGGCGTTCGCGTTTCATTTCGAGCCGGAGTTTGTTTTTCTCATTTTCGTAGAGAGCATCACGGATTTCCGGGTGCTTTATCATAGGTGCTGCCTATTTTTCACCGTGTAGGGCTTGGTTGCCGGCCGGGGTGATAGCGCCGTCCTCGGTGACGTATCCGAGGGCTTCCATGGCCCGTACCCCAGCCCGGCCGGTCTTTTTGCCTGCGGCGTGCCTGCGGAGGGATCGTAGTGCTAGGCGGGATTCGTAAGTGGGGGTGTTCGTGGTCATTCCTTTTATGCTCCTTGTTTCGTCACTGTGACGCCTATGTCGTTGATGTCGAACCGCCCATCAAGGAAACGGCTGATGAAATACTGCTGGCCTTTACCCGTGACTTTCGGGGTTTTATTGACCGTGATATGCCCATCGGCGTGAGTGATGACGGTCTCCTTGATCTCGAAGAGGCCCATCTCCATGGCTTTCTGGGTAGGGCTGTTCCAATCAGCGCCCCGGCGGGAGGTGAGGAACCCATGGGCCCGTAGCCAGGTGAAGAGTCGGTTAGCGCCAATATCAATACAGTTGCCTTTGAGGATCTTCGCCAGGTCACCCACCAGGATCGAGGTGGTTGATGCGCTCACAGCATCAGCAAAAATCACCTTGGGCGCGGCTTCTTCCACCCGGGTTTCCAACTCCAGGCGCTGGGCTCGCTCCTGTTTCAGCTGCGTGGCTAGTTGGATAATGAAATCTGGGTCAGACAGTGCTTGGGCTGTCGCCTCCGGGGTGAGATAACCGCCATGCGACCGAATCGCCGGCAAAACTTCTTCGGTCACCCAATCCTGGAATTTTTCGGCGTGTGGGGAATGGGATTTCATGATAGCCATGTATAGGCCAGCCTCATTGATGACCTGCAGTTCTTGTGAGCCGCCGAGGGTACACAGTTTTTGTGACCCCTTTTGATGGTCTCGTGCGTACCGGGTTATCCTGCCCGCGTCACGGTACCCCAGTGCGTGGGCCACATCGGCGGCAACCCACCAAGGGGCACCGCCGCGGGTAATAACCCGCACCTCGATATCGTTGAATGTGAATGGTGTGATCTTGTTGTCCATTTGCAGTCCTTAATCTTGGGGGTGATTAATAATCACCCCCCTATCGGGGGCGCCAGTTGTTGCGGTTTTGAGTCTGCTAAGGGTATCGAAAAACTCGATCCCCTTAGCAGGTGTGCGACTATTTTTTACGCCGGCGGCGTTTTTTCGGCGTGTAATAGCGGCCTGCTACTACCCCGTCGACAGGCATTCGTTGTTCTTCCATGCGCTCCAGGTAGCGGCCGCATGCCTCTAGCAGCGGGCATTGGTGGCAAAGATACTTTGCCTGTTCATGGCGGGCCAGCATCATTTCTTCCTTCTCCATGTACAGGCGCCCATCCCAAAAAGGGAGGGCAACCTGATGGCATGGGGCAGTAAGAATACCGTCAGGGGTGAGCGGCCGCTGTTGCCGGCTGGTGGTTTTAGCGGTTGTGGTCATCTCGGAGACGCTTTACCACCCGATCATTTGGTTTTTTATCACCATCAGCATCAGCAGCGGCACCAGTGATTTTTTTCACGCAAACCCCTACCTGGCTATCCTCATCCAGGTATTCCATCACCGTGGTCATGAACATCACGGTCACCCTGCGGCAGTCGCGGGCGGCCATGTGGGCACTGATTGAAACGCCCAGGGCGGTGAGAGAGATAGCGATTGCCACTATCGAGATGACGAGTACGGGATTCATTTTATGACTCCTTTTCGGTTTGGTTGTTTCGGATGTGGGCTGCCGCATGGATTGCGTGAAGGAACGGGCGATCCAGCGCCCGGGTTTCTGCGTCTAGCTGGCCGAAGGGCACTAAATCGCTATGGTTTGGGTTGGTGGTGCTGCGCCAAGCAGCCCACGCATCGTGCACGTCTTCCAGCGTCGTGTAGATGCCTTTGGCACGCATCAACACCGCGTAGATCAGGAAAAGCGGTGCCGCCTCGGCTGTTGCTTCGAACCCTTCCGGCAGGTTCTCCACGATCAGGGCAGCGTCCTCTTCCAGGTAGCTGAGCTTCGTCATTGGCTACTCCTTAACTTCTGGTTTGGGGTGCCCCGTGGCTGAGGAAGACCACGGGGCACCGGGTTCCCGCCCGGCTAGTTAGGCGGGTAGCGCTCATGGCGGGAGTCGAACCCGCGCAAAACCAGGCAAT